GCTGGCGAATCCAAGGCGTCGAGCAGGTGGTCGAGACTAAGGTTCGAGACGATGTTCGAGACACGTCATATGACTACACCGCTCGCATCGACCTCATCGTAGCCCACCACGGCAAGCACTACTTCGTGGACCACAAGACCAGCTTTGCCATCCTACCTAAGACGTACAACAAGTACACCTTGTCAGGGCAGTTCCTCGGCCAACAGATGATTGGCTACGAGATGTTCGGGAGCGACTTCGGCGGCGTGATCTTGAACCTTATTGGCTGGGATGACCGGAAGCCCGTTTCTTCGTTCAAGCGGAAAGTTCTGCCATATGCAGAAAGATCTGTTGCACACTTCCCTGACACGGTTAAACATGCCGAGAGGATGATCGCGGAGTTCGAGGGGCGAGACCCCTTCCATTATCCGGGAGCGCATCACGACAACGCATGCCAGACAACCTATGGCCCCTGTAGTTTTTTTGAGACCTGTAGACTAGGAAGGACCCAATGAGTGAAGTAACCAAGCCAGCGGCTCTGCCGTTTGTATTCGGCATCATCTACGCAGCGCCCAAGAAGGGTAAGACCCTGAACCTGCTGATGTCGTTCCCCAACTCTCTCGTGATGGCGCCGGTCGGCGCGACCGCGTGCGCTGAGTACGCGGGCATCAAGCCCGAGACGTGGGACATCAAGCCTGACACCCGGGTGACTAAAATCATTGAGGTGCTCAACAGGGCGTCAGCCTCAGGCAAGTTCGACGCCATCATTATAGATGACTTCAGCCTCATCGCAGATGCCGAGCTCCATCACATACAGGCCAACCCACGCAACGCGGGGTTCAAAGCCTTTGACGTCTTGAACAAGACCATGTACAAGCTGCGGGACGCGGCGCGGAATGCGAAGTGTCACGTCTTCCTCGTCATGCACGAGACTCCTCCGCGCGAGGTTACCCGTGACAACAGGACCGTGTTCATCCCGGGGCATCCTTCCATCACAGGGTGGAAGCTACCGGAGAAGATCCCGGCTATGGCTGACTTCGTCGTGAGGATGAAGCACGACCCGAAGGCCATCAGCCGTTGGCCCTACGTCTACCAAGCTGCGCCGACACCCGACTACATCACAGGCAGCCGTCTGGCCATGATGCCAGGGATGTCGCCCACCAACATCCGCGAGGTCATGCTGGCCACAGGCTATGAGCTTCCCCGACCGAAGGGCATGGAGTGGATGGACGATGTAGCGGAGACCGTCTGTCAAGAGCTCGTCAAGGCAGGGGCTAAGGATAAGAGAGCAGTTAAGAAGTGGTTGTCCAGCGATGGTTCCGCCTTGGCGGAAGCTCACAAGGACAAAGACCCAAGGCACGTTCGCTGGGCAATCAGCGATGGCATTGACAGGGCGGTACTACGCCGTCATGAGACAAACCTGTTGGACGATTTTTTCGCCAACTTTTAAGAGAGAGGGAGAGTACGATGGCTATTCGATTTCGAATGCACGCAGAAGACAGCCTCAACAGAGGTAAGCTAGAAGAGCGCGGTATCTATCGCGTCAAACTGGAGACGGTTAAGGCCGCCGAGAGCAAGCAGGGTAACCACATGGCCTCATGGATGGCCCGTGTCATCCGAGGGGACCAAGAGGGCGCCGCTGTCTACGGGCAGGTGATGGTCTGCAACAGCAATGGCGAGCCCTACAAGTGGTCCGCGCGCAAGTGGCAGGACCTCTTCACCGCTCTGGGGCATGACCGGGAGTACACCACGGACGCGTTGAAGGCAGGCTTCTCGGATGATCCTGCTGATGGCCTGCCAAGCTTGCAGCAGTGGGCAGAGGAGCACCTCGTTGGGTGTGATGGCTGGCTGGAGTTTACTCCGGCAATCGGCGAGGGCTCTTTCTCGGAGACAGAGTGGTTGGCTTCAAGCACCGCGCAGTCCCGGATGGCCATTGTGGCTGAGGCGGCCGCGGCTCGTGCAGAGATCCCTGACGACGAGATCCCCTTCTAATCACTTTGGGGCGTCCCAATCTCACGGGCGGTTATGTCCTTCCCGCTCGTGAGTAGGGTTCGTGGTTGTCCCCGCGGGGCGTCCCATTTATCTTCTGGAGGAACCATGGGCGAGTGCCCTTTCTGTTGGGAAAAACTGGCTGACGCTACCGACGAGTCTTTCAAAAAAAGGCACCCAAACGCAGCAGACATACACCTGTACTGCCCCAACTGCAACGCAAGCATCTACTGCCACAAAGGACCGGACCGGCCATGGACAAAGGCGAAGGGCTTTCTTTTCCGCCGGTCCTCTGTTACCGGCGAGTTCTACCAAGATGGAGACGAAGATGAACTGTTGGCATTGTAACACCGACCTTATCTGGGGTGGAGACCACGACTGCGAAGACAGTGACTTCTTCACGATGGTCACCAACCTGACTTGTCCCAAGTGCTCATCGCTGGTGCTTGTCTACTCTGGCATCGAGGAGAAGCTTCCTCCTGCCACAATCACGCTGACACCCCCGGCCCATGAAGAGTAAGCCCTACCGGCCCAGCCCAAAGGCGCTTCTCGCATTGGAGCGACTCATGAAGTTCTGGGAGGTCGAGCGAAAAGATTGCACAGCGCTAGAGAAGTCTGGCTTCACGTCCTTAAAGAGAAGGGGCCTCGTTCAGAACCAACGAGGCACTTACCTGCGGCCTCACTTCGAGACACTGCAAGAGCTCGACAACTGGTTCGACTGGCTTGAGGATGCCCTAGGCATTGAGAGGAGAGGTCAAGATGAGCTTTAACAAAGCAAACTGTGCTAGCTGCCCGCTACGCAAATACCACCAAGCCGAGGGCAAGTGGCAGCGGGTAGACTTTGTCCACAACGAGTCTGATGTGCTGGTGCTCGGCGGAGCTCCCTCGAAGCAGGCTTCGCTCTTAGGTAGAGCCTGGGCGGATGAACACGGCGTTGCGATGAAGGACGCCTTGGAGTCCGCGAGAGTTAAGCCTCACAACGTCGACTGGGGCTATGTCGTGGGGTGCCGATGGCCCAAGGATGACCCTCGGATGTTCATGCAGGTTCTTAAGAAAAGGAACCGCCGACTCATAAGTAAGGGGCGGCAGCCAGAGATGTCGCCGTTGGAAGCCTGCCGGGGACACGTCGAGGAAGAGATGGCCAGGTACAAGACCGTCATCACCTGCGGACCGCAAGCCACGAAGGCAGTGCTGCCAGGCAATCCGTCTCTGGAGTCCGTAAGAGGTGGTCCTACGGTCGTTGGTGAGCTCAAGGTCCTTCCTACCTACCACCCGTCTCAGGTCGCCTCCCAGAGGCATCTGACGCCCGTACTGCACAGCGACGTTCAGAAGGCGATACGTCATCACCGAGGGCGTCTCCGTTGGAAGGACCCGGTCGTTCGGTACAACCCTAGTCCAGATATTGTGCGGGAGTTTTTTGAGGACGCCGCAGCGAATGACTGGCTACTCTCCTACGACGTGGAGACTGACGGTATCGATGCTCTCAACGCGGGTCTTAGGTGTATAGGCATAGGCACCGAGAACGAAGTTCTAATGCTGGGTTTCCTTAGCATCGACGGAGTTTCAAGATTCTACTCGCCAGAGGATGAGGAAGAGATTAAACGCCTGCTCCGCGAGGTGTTTGATGAGCAATCTAAAGTTCGGATTTGTGGTCACAATGCAGGTTACTTTGATCGCCATGTTGTGGAGCAGCATCTGGGCGTTACACCTGCCCCTCTAGTAGACACGCTGCTTTTACATAAGCTGGGCGCGTCCGAGTACAGGCACAGCCTCGGCTTCGTAGGGTCAGTCCTAACCGACGTCCCGGCGTGGAAGGCTGACCACGCGGGTGTGACGGCCCGGACTGATGAGGAGCTCCACGTCTACTGTGCCACTGACGTGGCGGTTACGGCCCGGATTGTGCAGCCTCTCCTAGAGACGGTGTACACCCGCAAGCAGACCCACCTCATCGAAAAAGACCTCCGCATGCAGAGCCTGTGCGCCGGCATGCGTCGCATGGGCATACGCATCCACGAGCCAACTCGCCTGCGGCACGAGGAAGCGCAGACAGAGCTTGCGCACAAGTGGCGGGCCAAGATCTACGCCAGTCACCCCACGATAAACCCCAACTCGCCTACGCAGTTACGCAGTCTGCTCTTCGACAAGTGGTCGCTGCCTCCGCAGGAGTACACGCTCTCGGGGGAACCATCGACAAGCGTGGCATCTCTGAGAGCCCTCTCGGTCAATCCCTTGGTCGACGAAGAGCAGCGGGACTTTATTCAAGCGATACGCTTCTACCGCAGGTCGGAGAAACTATTGTCCACTTACATCAGAAAGTTCGCACCAAACGTAGGTGTCGTAAAGGAAGGCTATGTCTACCCCGACTACAACTCACATGGAACGGTTACCGGACGGCTCTCTTCGTCTAATCCTAACTTCCAAAACATCCCGTTCAACCTACGGGATATGTTCATCCCTCCAGACGGTTGCGTCTTCGTCGGTGCGGACTATGACCAGCTCGAACTGCGCTTTGCGGCCGCCCTGGCAAATGCAGAGCACTACCTCGACGCCTTCGAAAAGAAGCAAATCGACCCTCACAATCTCACCGCGGACCTTATGTTCGGAGACGTCTTCTGGAATGCGGAAGGTGCGCCGGATACCAAGATGGGCAAGGGCAAGGGACAGTTCAAGCAGCTCCGCAACCTCGCGAAGACAATCTGCTTTGCCTCGCTATACGGCGCGTCCGCTCCTAAAGTTCATGAGATAATCGGCAGGGCCGAGGATGACGACGGCAACATGCTGTACGCGCACTACGACCTGCGTCAGATCCGAGTGCTGCACAGGCGCTGGAAGTCGAGGGCTCCTGAGTTTGAGGCATGGTGGCGCAATACAATGTCAGCCTACAAGCAAGACGGGTACATCGAAGAGGTCGTCTGGATGCGTCGCCGCTACTTTGCGGAGGAGGACTACAACGCCATCCTCAACTTCGGAGTCCAGGCTGGTGGGTTTGCGGTGGTAGCCATGTCTATGCTAGAGCTCGTCGAGAAGCACATCCCCTTCGACTTCGACAACAAGATAGGGCTGGTCAACCAACTGCACGACGCTGTGCTTTTGTCCGTGCCTGAGGAGCGCGCCGAGGAAGTTAAGCAGATCGTTGACGAAACCTTGACGCGCAGAGTGGAGGGTCTCGACGTTACCTTCAGTGCAGAAGCGGAGATTGGAATGACTTGGAAAGATGTCTAGGGAGGACACATGAGCATTAACAAGGGTGACGCTGTTTTATCCGCCGTTCCTTCGGACGGGTGGTACACGACAGAGGACATACGAAACTTCAGCGGGTACTCAGCCCATACACTGGACTACTGGCTGAAGAAGCTAGTCAGGCTTGAGAAGGTCGCCCGGCGGCAGATTAGGTCTACAAGGGAGAACCTGTGGCGGAGGATTTAATCTGGGAGAAGAAAGGCAGCCCTTGTCCTAAGTGCAAAGAGCCTCGCGCTTGGCACGGAGGGATTAAGGATTTCATTGTAGACGCCGGCCCACAAGGTGGATGGCGCTGCAAAAATAACCACGGAGGCTGGATATGGCCTCATGAGATGAGGAAGAAGACATGATTGAGGGAATCTATTCAAATGTAAAGGGTGCTATCGACATACAGTTCGCATCACCGTACAACGTGATCTGGGGACGCAACGGCTCGGGCAAGAGCGCGATCATCAACTCGATTGAGATCGGAGCGTTCGACACGGCGTTCGACGCCGCAGGTAAAGACGTGAAGGCCAAGGGCGCTCTCCAAGCGCTGGCCCCCAGAGGCGACGGGCTGTTCTGCCACCTCACCGTCGACGGTGAAGAGGTGAGTTGGGGAGACCGGAGCAAGCGCTTTGACAATGTGGTAGCCATGGCAATGCGCGTGCTGACGGGCAGCCACGAACACCTAGTCGAGTTCTTGTTGACGCACATCGACGATGATGACCACCCGATTGCGATTGACGCACCGGGCTGGCAAGCAAGAGTCAAGCACCACGGGTCTTACCGTAAGGCCCTCCTGGAGATGATGCGGTCAGTTAGCGCGTCTATTCGCAGCCACCAGAAGAGAGTGCGGGAGATCGCAACCATCTTGGAGTACCTTGAGGACAACGGCTTAGATGCTGGACAGGTAGCCTTTGAGCTGGAGAGCCTTCAGAACCAGATCGCCCAGGCTAAATCGCTCAAGGCAAAGATTGACGCCGAGGCCATGATCTTTGTGAAGAGCGCGTTCGACGCGGTCGAAGCGGGTATCAATCGTTACCTGCCCGAGGAGATTGGGCAGGCAGAGTTCGTTGAGCTCGGCGGCAAGATAAGGCTGTCCATCGGAGGAGGCATCGTAATCCCGTCTGGTGTCGAGACTGTCGCACTTGCTGTGGCGCTCGCAGGCGCCCTTCTCAGCGGCCCGCGAGCTCTTTTCATCCTACCTGACCGGGCGTATGACCCAATCACTCTAGGGTGGCTTATGCGCTCTCTGAGGAGCGTCTCCTGTGCTGGGGTTTTTGTACAGACAACCGTGCTCCCTGAGGGTTATGACTTTACAGCATTAGGCTGGGACCTAATAGGAGCGTCACGATGAACGAATGCACAGTTGGACTGTACCCTTCTGAGGTGGGCAATCCCCGCCTCCGACAGCGTATTCTTTCATGCCTCCCCGTATGGGAAGGCTATACCTACGGACATAAAGTTGACTACCCGCCCGACATCCCTGGCGTGCCGAGCACGCTCATTCGCTCTGGCACCCGAGAGATTGACTGCTCGTCTTTCACCTACGGCCTGCTTGCCCAAGTATATCCGAAGGCTGATTGGAGCTTCACCCGCTACAAGCAGTGGCAGATGTGGAGCCGCGAAGACCTTTGGGGGCCACTGACTACAGCGACAGACATGGGTCTCACCACAAAGGGAACCGGCAACGGATGGTATCTCTACCAGAAGTGGGACGAGCGATGGAAGCGAGGGCACTCGTTCTTAGCCCTGAAGCGCGGGCAGAATCTTCTGGTGCTTGAGGCGACCCTGCGCCTTAATGAAGACGGGGTAGTATGGCGAAACATTGAGCCGGCCACGTCAACGCTGCCCTCCAAGTGGTCAGGCACAGAGACTGACATACTTGGGGACTCCGAATACTTCTCCGTGAGGCTTCGAGGCTAGCCTAGGATCGTGAGGCCAACAGATGTACTTGGGGCGGTTTGGGACGTAGCGTTAGCCTGGGTGCTTGTTGCAATGCAGGAGTTGCCAGTGCCCATCGTAAGCCCCGTAGGGATAAACACATAGCTCTTCGTTGACGCCGCGATTGCGTATACAACGTAAGGCTGCTCGGAGCCTACGCTGGCCGCGGACGCCTTGTTATAAAACTTGTAGTAAGTCACAGCAGCGTTCGCGGTGTTATCGAGCTCGAAGTGGTAGTACGTCTGTGAGGACGTGGCCACCTGAACCGGGGTGTTGCTCAACGCGGTCTCTTGGAAGACCAGGGTCCCCAAAGGGTTACGCAATGTAATGATTGAAGTAGCCATGTTTTACCTCACTTGTATGCGATAACGCAGCTAGTCACGGTGGCCCCGAGGTCGCTGCCGGCAGGCGTGCCTGGCGAAGCGTTCTGAGAGACCGCCACCCCTACGCCTGAGGCAAACGGAAGCCCGCCGGGGAAAACATACGTCGTTGACATTGCAGTGCTTGACGCATTGTAGGTAAACGGCAAGCAGTGTGAAGGAACGGTCGTGCCTGGGGTTACGGTAGCGGTGGTGTCATACAGCTTTAGAATCCCAGCCTCTCCCGAGCCCGTGTTGTTGAGGATGGTGATGGAGTAGATGCTGCCGGATGTGCCGAAAACATTCTGAAATCCAGTCGCCGCAGTCCCCAAAGTCGCCGCGAAGTTAAGGAACCTGTAGTCTAGGCCCGTGGCTGCGTTGGTGCTTACTAAGGCCATTGATTACCCCATCACTTCGTCGAGATACGCGGTGACCTCAGACAGCAAGAGTGCAATGATTTCGTCACGCTCGTCTGGCGTGATCTTCTGGTCGTCAGCCAGGGCGACGGTGATCTTGCGACCGACGCGAAGAATGCGTGCAACCAGCTTAAAGATGTTGAACTTCTTCTTACCTGCCATTTCTGTCTCCGATGATTTGCTTCCAGCCCGTTTCGAATGCGATGCGCTCGTAGGGGTCTTGCCCTTCGAAGACGCTGCCGTTCCAAACGATCCGGCCATTAGTGATTGGAAGTACCTGCATATGAACGTCATTGGTGTTCGTGTCAAGTATAGCTACTCCTACGCCTTGTTGCCAGTCAGGGGTGAGAGAAACACCTGGAGTAGGGCCTGGGACGCGCACGAGGCATCCTGGAGATAACGCCGTAATCTGCTGAGGCCCGTCCGGTCCATGGAAAGTCTTCTGCACAAACTCCACCTTGTGGATGTGTCCGTAAACCTCAGACCAACGCGCTGTCTTGGCGATTGCCGTGGCCGTTGCGCCGCTTCCCGCACGCACTTTGGTGCCGTGAGTCACACGAACAGGGGAGTTTGACTGGGGCCACAGCCACCAGTCCGCCCCGTAAGGGCCGACATACTCGATGTCTAGCTTATCGAGGTGCAGCAGCCTGTTGAGGCTAAGGATGGAGTCAGACTCAAGCGCGGGGGCCAAAGCCGTCGCTTCCGGCAGGAGCTCTACCGCCGCTTTAGCGATGCGCTCCTCATGATTGCCAGCCAGGTACAGGATTTTTGATGAAGGGGACGCCTTACGCAAGTCCGCCAACCACCAGTGGAGCTCGTCGATTGCGGGCTGAGTGGTCTGCCTATACTCTGGCTTACGCGGGAAGCGTGTGGACCATGGAGCGAGGTCCAACATATCCCCTAAGAGCACGATTACGTCCGGCTTCATGCTCCTGGCCATCGAGACGACGGCGTCCATCGCAGTCCGGTCATGCATCGGATCGAGGTATGTGTAGCGATCCTGCCAGGCAAAACCCAACTGCAAATCAGGTACAAAGAGGCAGCTCTCTAAGCCGTCACTACGGGGCTCCGACTTGACCCTCGGTACTGCCTTGGCAGGGTGAGCGGGCTGCCGGTCGGGCATGATCTTGCGCTCTAGGTACGCTTTGATTTGGTAGAGCGTGATAGTGTCTTCGCCGCCTTTGACGCTCTGCTCCCATGAGTTGCACTTCCAGGATGAAACGCGCCACACGTCGGTGTCTACGTCCGCGCTAGCTAAAAGCTGCCGAAGGGTCTTCACCCTTGTGCCCTGCGCGCTTACTGTGCGCTCTTGCATTAGACCGCCGGCACCGGAGGCACTGGCGTTCCGCCCGCTGCCCCGCCTCCAAGCACGTTCTTCAGGCCGCCTTCTCCAGAACTGCCTACCAACGCGCGCTTAACCAGGTCATCAAACTGGCCGCCGGCCAGCCCCCTCATTGCTCCTACCTTCGACTCAGTGTCCTTGGTTGGAACGTATTTTCCGGTCTCCACGTCATAAGTGTAGCCCTCGATGTCGGGGATGCCCATCTGGACGTCGGCCTTAGGTTTAGGCTGGTAGCGCTGCTGATTCGCAGCACTTATAGCCTTCTGGCTAGTGGCAGCGCCCCCAACTCCTCCAACCACGCCCCCGATCAATGCCCCGGCGGCGGTACCTACGGGGCCAGCAGGCGCGCCCATTCGAGCGCCAGTCATGGCGCCGGAGGCCGCTCCGCCTAAAACATTTGGATCGTCAAGACTCACGCGCCCCCCAGGCTACTTAGAACGAAGGTTCAATCTCAAGCCGGACCTTCATCGCCCCTAGAGTTCTATAGTCAAATGCTCCGGTCGCAATTGACACAAACAATGTACCGTTGCTGTCTTCGGGACCCAGAACATCGCCCGCGACATTGTACGATATGCCCGCGCTCGGAACGATGTCCTCCGCAATGTGGTAAAACTGCGTAGATGCGCCGGTCTTAACGCCGCCAGCAAGGTTTTCACTTTGCTTAAAAAAGTGAATATGCAGTGAGCTGGACGTTGCCGACGTACTAAGCCCGTCGTCAGCAAGACTAGACGTAGCCGCCCCCACCGTATGGATAACCACGGCGTCAGCGGTGGAGTTGTTAATCACGGCGTCATCCCGCATCAACAAGTGGCCTCGGCGGATGACACCGCGAGTAGGCAGCCCTGTGAGTTGCACGGTGCATGTTTTACCCGCAGCACTGGGAAGGTCAGCCACGGTAAAAGCGACTTCCTTGATAACCCTGGACGGTCTAATGCGTGAGATGCCCATTTAGAGCCCCCTCTTTATGCTGGGATAAACCAAGCGATTGCGATGTCTGCTGCCTGCCCGCTTGTGCGGTCAAACCCGATGACGTTGCCTGCGGCAAAGGTCTTTTCGGAATCATCGTAAGTAGCCATAACCTCTACCTGCGTGTCACCAGCGCCTGTTGCGGAAGAGGCCACCGTTGTCCCGTCCTTACTCAGAGTGACCGAGCCACCAGTAGCGCCGCCTTGGATGTAAAGCAGGTTGACAAGAATCATTGGGAAAGGACAGGTGATGTCTACAGGATTGGTGCCCAGAACAACGTGGTAGCAGAAGGGCGAAGCTCCGACTGCCAGAGTTTTGTCTGTGGTTGCAACGCGAGCGCCTGCGCCGTAGCGCTCTACGGCCTCACAATCAATGACCATAGCGCCAGTGCCGGCAGCGCCGACAACGGTAACGCGACCCACGATTACCAAGCGACCTGCGCCGGATGTCGGGGCGTCCAACACAAGGTTGTCAGCTACAGCGGTCCCTGGGGCGTCTCCGAGATACACAGGAGCGCCAACAGCGGACCCTGTGGTCGCCTTAGAGGTAACCAGCTTCCAGGGGACGCAGACTCCGTAACCACCAGACGGGATGTCGTGCTTTGCGATGAGCAATCGGCCACCAGACGCAAGCTGCGTATCCGCATCTGCCCGCGTAACGATGGAGAATGGACCTTCGCTGCTCGAAATGTAGACGATTTGATCGGCCTTGATAGCCTCAGCAGCCTTGACCTTTTGGCCCTCTGCGTAGTTAAAGTCGCGGCCTGCTTTGATGAGGCGCTGCTTAAGATTGCCAGCCATTTAATGTCTCCTATAGACTATCCAAAGCGGATGTAAAGTTTATACAGTGCCTACGGCACCATGTCAAGGGTTTGCCCTGCAAGAGCAGGATTCATTGCGGTGCTTGCCAACATCATCGTGTCATGACCAAGCAGGCCCCCGATGAGAATCAAGCCTAAAACTATGGTTTGAGGGTTTTTAAACGCATTGCCCCAGTCGGCCTTGTTTTGCCCTGACAGGAGCGTGAGTTGGGCCTCGATGCGGTCAAGAGTCTTTACAGAGTGCTTTTGTTCGTTTTGTACGATAGCAAGGGTCTCTCGAATGCCGCCAACCTGCTCTTCAAGGGTCGTAACTCGGTGGTCTAGGTCAGACATCATTCTTCCTTTTTGCTTTTAAGATAGCGTCTTTCGGCGCCCTCGGCATCGGTTTCACGGTCGCCTTCAAGATCGTCTAGCAATCGCTTCACGTTGAGGGTGTCAAAGCTTTCAAGCAAGGTGGAGTTCCATACAGATACGTTCGTAGCACCTAGTATCAACTCCGCTGCCGCCATGCGAGTGCCCATGTCACCCAGCTCTTTGTATCTGTTAAAATCTTTAGTTGTAAGGCCTAGTTTGCTCAACTCTCTACCACCCTCTTCCATCAAAACTTTCCCCTCCAGAGGGAAGCCTTCGGGGTCACCCGTTAAAAGAGGCCCGAGAAACTGAGCGGTTTGCCATACGTTGCCGGCATATCTAGTAGGCTCAAAAATGTCGTTGTTTCCGATCTTACTATATGTTCTAAAGTTGCCGTATTTATCTTCTTTAACCTTTAAAAACTCTCTGGCTCCAGGGATGGATTTGACGAAGGCGAGCTCAGCAGTACCCAGCTTGCGCCCGTAGCGGGGGTCTTTCGGAGGACGCAACCCTGCCTGCACTCTCAGGTAGTCTCCGATAACGGACTGCCTTAGAGGAAAAAGCTGGTTGATTGCAGCGTCGAGCAAGATCTTATCTCGCTGTGACCCGTTCATTGAGATCTCAGGAGAAAGCCCGGCGGTGGCTTGGCCTCCAATCAGAAGTCCGAGGGTAGCGTAGGTGTCCATCGCTTGTTGCATAGGAAGTATACTTCCATGAGAGATGGCAAATGTGGTTGCATTAGACCCTTCGTACCTAAACTCTTTCTGCATATCATAGCTCAAAGCGCCCTTGTTGCTGACGATCTTGTTCAGCATTGAGTCGTAGGGCCGGTAGATGAGCGGGCGGGTCTCAATGGGGGGCTCGAACTCCTTGATCTGCGGCTCTACCCTTTGATCGAAATCTGAGACGTCTTTTGCAAGCTGATCCAGCCCGCGCTTCATGGCGCGTGCCCGCTTGTAGGTATCTGCCTTCACCATCTTGTTTACAAACCACGCAGCAGCACCATTGTCTACGCTCATCAGATGGTAAGCAGAGTTGAGCATTGCGTTCTTTTTGTAGACGTAGAACGCGCTCCACTCTGCAAGCGTCTGTGCCTCAAAAGGGCTGATGGACAAAGTGTAGTCGTAGATTGTGCGGTTCATAGCCTTGGTGGCGTCGAGCTCACTCATGCCCTGATTGAACCTAAGGTCTAACCAAAGCATCTCCTTTTGGTTGCGAGTAGCCTGGGCCATCTGGTTGCGTAGAATCTCCCAGTATGCGTCCCGGAGCTGCTTGCCCGTTGCTCCAGGGCTAGAGAAGCTCATGGCGTCTAATATATCGGGGTTACGCGCAATGGCTTCATTGAGCGCGCGAGTGGTGTCTCGGCTAATGAAGTTGTCATGAGCTCCTGCTCGGCGAGCCTTACGGGCTTCCACCGCGGGGTTCATCTCAACCTTGACCCCCTTGGAGTTAAAGTACGTCTTGGTCTCATTGACGCCCGTCTTCATGTCGTCTAGGACCTGATTATACCTGACCCCGAAGACAGAAGGACCGGGGACAAAGCTGGTGGGAGGAGTCTCGACCATCCTAGGTCCGGCATTTGGCCCCTCTTCAGAAGCGAACCGCGCCAAGTTCGACGGTGTGTACCCAGAAAAATCTGTTGCCGTCGCGGCTTTTCGTGCCACGTCTTGCATCCCGTCGCCTATTACAGGCACCCATCCGGGCAGCCCAAGGGTAGACAGTTGGAAAGCCTTTCGGTAACCGACCTGCATTGTCATAGAGTCAAAGTCGCCTTGTGCATTCAGCAGGAAGAACTTACCTGCCCTGTCTCCTACTGGCCCGAAGAGTACCAGGCTCCGCCAGAAGCGCAGGAACCTAGGAAGTGCCCTCATCGCCGAGCTTGCAAACTTGTTCCTTTTAGCCTTGTCTTGAACATTGACGGTCAGAAGTTTAATGTTGCCTTCTAGACTATTGCTGAAGTCTGAAAGCTGAAGCTTGGGTGTGATCCTAGGGTTACCCAACTCGTCAAAGCTATTGAGGGAGAACTTGACAAACCGATCTCTCGTCAAGTCTAGCCCGGCGTTTATTAAGCGTCCGGTCTGCGCCACCTCGTCGATGCCTACATCACCTATTAGACTAAATCCGTAACGCATATACGGGTCGACCAGGTCCAAAGGGCTCAACTCAGGACTTAACCTTGTGATGTCCGCAAGAGGCACCTCAAGCTTTACGCCTGTCCCATCCGTAAGAATGGCTATCTTGTCATCGGTGACGTCCAAGAGCTCAAACGTCTTAGGGGCCACAATATCCTGCTCTAACTGAGCGGTCGCAAACGCCGGGCCTCGCGTGCGTCCCTCGGAGACGTCAAAGGGAGTGCCGCCTTCTTTTACTGGCCTCTCCTTGCCCTTGCCTGGGACTGCTTTATTTGCGATAACCCTACGGAAGGGCTCTACCTCGGCCCTAAGCGCCACAGAGTCTCCGGGCTCTATGGTCTCTCGCGGCGGAACAATGCGTTTACCCCAATCTTCAGGGCTTGCACCGCCAATGTGAGACTCGACGGCCCGCATCTGCCGTATACCCACATTAGGTCCGGCTAGATTACCTATGTTTACAGCAAAATCAGCCTCAGCCGCCCCGCCTACGATGTTTTTCAGCATGAGTTGGAAGGTTCTGCCCGACATCTCGTAGAGACCTAGAGGGTCTTCCGCGCTGTTGAGGCGTTTGCCTGTTGTTCCAACGCCGTTTTTGGTCACGATCCTCACGACGTTGTTGTAGAGCTCTTCAAATCGCTCATCAGGGCGCTCTATGTTCCGAATGCGTTGACCGTTTGTAAGCCCGTCGTCGCCTTCTTTTGCCAACCACAGCCCGAAGTCGACTACACTCTTTTTTGCGTCAGGGATACGATCTAAAGGGATGTCGTCTGAAACAACGGAGTAGACAAAGCCATACAACGAGTCCGACTGCTCGATAAACGCAGCGGTGTAGTCGTCTTCTTTGGCTAGGACATCGCCCTTGTTCTTACGGAAGGGACCTTTGACTTGGAACGTGCGGCCCACATCCTCCCAGCCCTCCAACGCCTCGTTTAGGATGCTGTCTGTTGGGTCCAGATAGCCCTGGTTGCCTTCTAGACGAAGTTGTTGCCGTTTAGCAAGGTTAGCTGCCTTAGGCACAGCGCCTTCTACCTCACCTACAGGAAGAACAACGCGCTCTTGTGAGCCAATGTACTGAAGGATGTTTGCTCTTGTTCTGGCTGTAGGGCCGTAGGCTGTCACGATGACAGAGATGTCCCCGAACCTTATAGAGGCTTCCCTGCTCACCTGATTGGCGGTTTCCTGCATCATTTCGGTGAACCTAGGCCCCAAAACTCCCACCCTTGTCGTGGTCATGCCCGACAAGTTGATGGCGTCCGCAATCTCGGTCATGCTTATCCCGAGTATAAAGTCCGCATCCTCCCACAAGTTTTCTGCGGTTTCTGACCAAGTCCAGTGCGGAAACTCATCTCGCAACCTCTTCCAAGCTTGGTGACGGTTTACGATGCCCGTCATTCGTAGGTCCCCGGCTCGCGCGTGGGCCAAGTAAGCCATCGTCAAAAGCTCCCCGCCCTTGCCACCCGTCGCAACAAGCTCCGAGAACAGATCGCTGTCCTTCGTTGCGGTCTTCAGCACCGCCGCGAACGCCTCAGGATCGGAGTCTCGAAGCTCCTTGGTGGTCTCTCCCTTAGTTAGGAGCTCGTCAAGGGCCTTGCGGTTCTTCTTGTCCCCCAAAACCTCAGCTCCAGCCGCAAATGCCTCAAGAACCTCCCGCAATACGTTCGCGGAGTTGACCTGGCCGTCCCACAGCCCGGGCAGATCGCCACCGCCACCCTCCTCTGCTCTTTGGAGTATGGTCTCCGCGATGTTCAAAGCCTCTTGCTGCTGTTCTAGCATGTCGACCGTGGCCAAATGCTCATCTTGCGCCGCTTTTACTTGCGCCCTGGCTGCCTCCATGATGCCTTCGAAAGCTTCGTCGGTATCGCCGCCTTGTCGCGCAATGTCCTCCAGCGATCTAATAGCCTCATCGCTGATTCTCCAGTTTTCCTTGCGGAGCAAATCGCGTAGCTCGTCCAGCTTTGCTTGCTGTGCATTTGTAGCCTCCGATAGCTCCTTTCTGACCGCTGCTCCCGGGGTCGCCTCTTTACCCTCTTTGATGGCCTGCTCGATAAGCTTGTTGAGTTGCGTCCGGAGCTCTTTTGCGGCTTTTCTGACAGCGCGCTGCGATCCGCCGGCTCGCGCAACCGCTGCCTTTTCCTCCGCGACCAGCATGTTGACGCCTTTTTTCTTAAGGAAGGCGAGCTGGTCTCTTGGGTCAGTGAACAGGCTGAGCTGATTTGCCACCTCGGGCGCCCCTTCGGCCAGCCTCTCCATTTGGATGCTCAAAGACAGCTCTCCTGTCAACGTGTCTATGACGTGCTGAAGAGCCGTGACTTCCGCGGTGATGCCCTCGACTGTGGTCCGGTTTTTCTCAAGGTCGTGTGTCACAGTGGCTACAGCCGCAACCGCCCGCTCAGACTCTTCCACAGCACCCTCTAACTTGACGATGTTTTCGGCAAGAGCGGCGGCGGCCTTGTCTGATTTGTCCTGCACCTGTTTAAGCTTGCTAGCCTCAGCCTCGATTAAGGAGACTGCGTTTTTAGCCCCTTTGCCGTTGAGTCTTTGGGCGGCGGCAGGCGCGGCGAAGCGCATAACTATGCCCATCGCTCCAGTCCTGTCCGCCTGAACGGCGGCGTCGAGCGCCTCGGCCATTTCAAGTGGGCTCTCGACCGACCGAGAAATCCTTGCAAGCTCTTGTGACGCCTTTGCTATTCGTGATCCAAAAGACACCACCTTTGACAGGCGGGTAGCGCCGTAACCAAATAGCGCCAAACTGCCGCCTGAGGCCGCCGCGAGACCGGTAACAAACGCATCAGGCTCTAAAAGCATAACAGCCGCTCTTGGCAGTATGTCCATCATAGTGGCGATGGCAGGCGAGCTCTCGTACTTGCCCGGATGGTTAAGCTTCGCCCCCACGAGGAACATGTTGCCTGCTGGGTCCTGATTGCTAGCCAATGCCGCGGCTAGACGTCGCGGGTCATTAGCAATCGCCTGACGTTCACGTTCAACCCAGTCTGCGCGGCTAAGCCCTTCGTACTTGTCGGGGTCTTCCCCATTGTTCCTGGCCCTGAACTCCTTGTACGCTTGCCACTGGGCTGCGTGATACCACGTCGAGGGCGCGATACGCATGAGGTCGTCCAGCGCCCGAGTCTTTTTGTACTCTAAGTAGGGTACAGTAAGCTCACCTCGGCCGGCGGCTTCGGAGAGCATCCACTCCAGGCCTCCCTGCTCTCGAACTTCTTGCTGAAAGGCCTCGCCACGCCGCTTAAAAACAGGGTTAAGTTCCGGCGCCTCGGTGATCTGCCCGGACATTGGGGCAGCGCCCGAGCTTAGAGCTAGAAACTCTCGGATGTACTTGTTGGGGTCCTCAATCAGCATCCTGTCGGAACGGTCGGGGTCCGGCAGCGCCCCCATTCCCATGAACGTGTTCCCTTTTAAGATGTCTACAAGAGAGCCCGACTTTCTGTTGTACAGTAGGTTGCCCTGGAATGAGGCCAGCAGCCGCTGGCGGTCTTCCTGGAGAGCCTCGAACGCCGCCGTGTCTGTATTTTTAGTGATCTCAACCTTAAAGTCTTCAGAGTTAGTGAATCCTTCAGGAGAAACCCCCATAAAGGGCTCCCCTAGGTTGTATGCTTTTTGCGCATCCGCATATAGTTGGGATAACGTGCGGCCGCCTCTTGTTATTCTGGTGTGGTAGCTCAGAAGCGCGGTGTCAATCACGGACATATTGATGCTTGCGGCGCCTGAGCCCTGATGTTGCAGGGGGTTTTGCATCAGAGGAATGAACGCGGTGAAAACACTGGAGCTTTGTTCGGGGTCTGGCTCGTACAGGTTGTTGGGCACTAAGGCCCGTTTTGATGCGTTGGCCTCGTCCGCGCCTAAGCGTCCACCAATCTTCTCGTCAATCCACGCCCTATTGAACTCGTCGTCGCGAAGACCCTGATTTAAGCGCTCGAACACGTCTTGGTTGTCACCAATCTGGACGTTGGCCGTCTCGCGCCCCCTTCCTTGAGGAAGCGAGGCCATCATGTCGATGTCTAGCTGTGTATTTGTGTAGGGCGCGGCGACGCTTTCGCGCGTTTCAACGTCGTACCCAAACTTAAGTCCTACCGCAGGGGTCTCCGCGGCACGGCGCTGCAGGTCCTCATTGTTTTCTTTGTACCTGATTGCGTCTGTAAGGTAGTTAAGCTTCAGATCCTCGCTGTCCGCGTACTTGCCCGAAGCGATGCCTTCGTATGCGGGGTGCCACGCCTGCTCAATAAGGTCGGGGTCGATGTCGGGATTTTCGGCCTGTACCTGTGCCCGTACAGAGTTGAGCTCGCGTAGTAACGCATCGGGGTTCTTCTGCGCTGCGGCTTTTAGTGGTTGGTCAAACTCCGTGACTCGCCCCGATAAGTTGTAGGAGGCTTCGAAGCCTCGGTGCATAGCCTCAATGGCGTCAGCGTAAGGGTCTTGCCTCGGCCCCACAAAGTCGGGCAGCGGTGGCGGCTCAGGCGGCTTAGGGCTGGCGTCAATAGTGCCGGATTCCCTGATCAGGCCCATCTCGTCTTTTTCAGCCATCTAGTCCTCCGAAGTTACTTTTGCGTGGAGCGGAATAGCCGTGATGTTGCTCTTTGAGTGAGTCACGCTTTGCGAGACCACAGCCTTGTCTAGACCTGTGGGCTTCCGCAGCTTAAGCCTGACGTGTGTCAGTTTGCCGCCCCAGGCAGCAAAGTCGTCTGCAGTAATAACTGTACGGATCGACACGTCCTGGAAGGTGTCAACGTCAACCCCGTCAAATCCAATGCAGAAGTTGTTAGAGGAGTCAATGGTAACTCGGGGGGACAACGCGCGGTTAGTCCGGGCTAGAGCAACGGGGGAGACTGTTTCTGTCGTCTCAATCTCTAGGAAGACTTCAATGTAGTTTACGTCTTCATTAGGCTTAAGCTTGTCTATTGTTGCGCCGCTCTCTACAATCTCAAGCTTGGTATTAAAGTTGTTAATCAAGACATTAGCCAAGACAACAACAGAGCTCACGTTGTCGTCCGAGTCCATGTCCAGACTTAATGGGGCTGGAAACTCATGTGTGATAATGTCTAGGCTTGAGGAGGTTACCCCGAAGCCTACATTACGCTCTGTAGCAAAGTCGCGTGATGGGGGCATCACGGTCAGGTCAGAGCTGTGAATGACCCTGGGCAGCATGTTGTGCCGAAAGGCCCCTAGAGCGCAGTCCTCTAGCTTGATTGCGTTAAGGCCTTTATTTGTGCCGATGACCTCGTCAAATCTAAGGTTTAGTTCAGCCGCGTTGAAGTTGGTGCCCGTTTCAAGGTACTTGTAGGTGGCCATTAGCGGATCAACTCCAAGGCGAACAGCTCTCTAGCTGTGACGTAGACGTTCTCACTGTGCCCCATGATGTTTCGGACGGCGATTTCAAGAGTGTGCGGCCCGGGTGTGAGCTCTACCATGGCGTCCACGCAGACGGGCAACCTGGCGCCGGCTAATCCGCCTCCACCGTAAGGAGTGCTTTGCTTGTCTTGACGGTTGGCATCAGAGCCCATTGCGCCTAGATTCAGCTTTCCAGCCCTATTTTCAAAGCCGTTGAAAAAATCAGTGCCGGAGTCTCCACTACCTAGAAGGGAGTCGTAGATAACTGCCCCGTCAAGTCGAAGGGCCACTAAGACACCAAAGCCCTTCTGACTCTTGGTGATCACGCCGCCGGTATCCATCAGTTGGAACGAAGCGCACAGCCAGGTCATCGCCCCCGTAGAGTCGAAGTCCATCTTGGCGCCTGCCCCTGAGAATGTCTGCCACCCGTCTTGTTGTGCTACAGAGAGCCAGTTGCTCTTCACAGGCAGTGAGGTTGTGACGTCTTTTCGACTGATGTGCATGTGCATTGCGGCGTCTTCCGCAAGCTGATCGCGAGTCAAGGCGGTGCTGTCTGCCTCAAAGTTATGCTCGTTCAGCGCCCCTGAGACCTCGTTGACAACAGTCAAAAAGTTGTCATTGATCGGGTCTACGTCTACAACGTACCCGTTGCGAATGTCATACTTTGGGTATTTCCACGCCATCTTTACCCCGGGAGTTGTGCGTTCCCGAAGGTTCGGGGAGACATGTCAAAGGATAGCCCGATGAACTCCCAGAAGCCAGTACCCCGGATGCGAAGCTTAAAGACTTCTGATGAGGGGAGGTAAATCTGTACGCGGTTCCAGTACGGGCGGCGACGACGGAACTTGTCATCTAGCCCTCCGAGGACCGCATCGCCCCACACAGGAGGGCGGTCTACCGTGCTAAATCTAGCTGTCTCTACGGTCTCAACAATGTCTTCCCGCCAGTCACGCATAACCTCGACAGATACAGAGCTCGTGTCGCTCTCTCGAAACCACAGAAAAACAGAAGGGATTGTCTCCTTCTTCTTCGATTCGTACCCCTGGAGCCAGACCGTCTCGATCAAGGCTTCTCGGCTGTCCGTTGCGGCTCTCAGATTGGTGTCTAGGGGTGACACGGCGTGATCTAAGAGGTACACTCCGTCTCGGTTCGCGGCGTCGTCAGAGACGCTGCCAGCGGCTAGCATGTATCCTCTAGGGTCATCGGTAACGCAGACGTCGCGAGGCAAGACATCCGTGCGAGTGCGCCACTTGTTTGACCGCATGATAAGGCAAAGATCGTTCTCGGTTGACCCATTAGATGAGACCCAACACCGGTACTCTCCGCTTGTCGGGTCAAAAGCCGAACAGGCCTGCCTGAAGCGAGCAACGGTCAAGCGTTTAAAGAGCCTGCGTAGGGCCGAAGACTCAGACGCGATTTGTGTACCGTCGAAAGAGTAAAAGCCTGAGCGGCCTAGCCAGATAACCCTGCCATCTTCAAGAGTCTGAATAGAGTTAGGCGCCTCACACCCAATCTCCTGCGAGATGGGGGCAACGCTAAAGTCATCAGGCCCTGACCCTGCGTTGATGAGGAAGGTGCTGGTGCTCGTAAAAGCCAACAGGCCCTTCGTGCAGCGCCACATGCCTGTGATCTCGCCACCTGAGGCGTCCGGGAAGATAACATCACCCCTTTTAAACGTGCCCCACGCGCCTGGCTGCGAGAACATGATTTTACCTTCGTCGGATAGAAGGTTCCCGATAAAGAGCCGGCCGAAGGCGCTACGGCACAAGCGAAACTGAGGAACGGGGACCACGTCCAGCAGCTCGGCCCCTAGAAAGCCATCAGCCATGTTGTCAGGATAGATAGTGCAGACGTTGTCGTTGAGCGTCGCAAGCGCCGATAGGGTCGCCGAAGCGTTCTGAGGAAGCGCGTAATACTTAGCGTCACCCGAGTTTACAAGGTCCTTTGTGCGATACAGCATCCGCGCGATGCAGTGCTCTGGGCCGGTAGGTATGCCCGTCCAGGCAAGTTGAAGCTTGGTGTTTTCGACCGCCATAGGCTTCTTTTTGCCCTTAGCGTCGATAAACGCGGCCTTGCCGCTTAGCTTGACCATGGTGCCCTGCCTGGATGTAGTTGCGGGGTCACTTGGGTCACTTGGGGCGGAAAGGTTACCAAACACATCAATGTATTGCGCCCGGCACCGCCATTCGCCTGGATCAATCAGCCCGTCTTCAAACACACTGCCATCAACTCCGGTAAGGTAAGGGTTTGTGGTTCCCACCCGGCAGAGCCCAAAGCCGTACTCCATGCCCGAAGGGTTAAACTTTTCCTTGCAGGCCCAAAGGCCTGAGTGGGCGTAACCCGTGTCGTTTATTCCAAGCACCTCATCGTTGTCATCCCCGCTGATAGCATCGTTCAGGCCTGTTGAGTTGTCTGGTCCCAGCGGCGTGGGCGAAGCGGGCTTCTCCGAGAAACCTAGGGGCGCGATGATTTCACCGTCGTAGAAGTAGGCGCGGCTATCTTGCGGAACGATTACGACGCCATTACCCACAGTCTCAAACTGCGTGGGAAATCGAGAGGCGTCGTCGTCACGCAGGGTGCCTTTGACACCGTGAGGGCCTGCCGGGACGCTAATCAGGCGGCGCCAGTCTCGGCCCCACCCTCTAAACTCCCAGAGCTCGGCGCCAGTATGTAGTAACAAGACATCCCGCTCACCGTTCTGCAGCGTTGCGTGATGAATGCCGTGTTGGCGTTTACCGTATACAGGAGTGTAGTTATCAGGCGAGGCTAGCTCGGGGATAACTACAGATGCGACCGATGACGCGACCCCCTGGAAGTTTAGGGCGGATGGCGGTTGAGTCCCTCCTCTCAACGTAACGTCCGATGGGCCTGTAAGAGCCAAGTTCTTCTTAAGAGGGACGTAAACGGCTGGTCCCCAGACAGACCGAAGCGTGCCCTCGTCAGCGGTGTGCATGTTCTTTAGCTCGTGAGCAAGGTCGTTCGACAGGATCAACCCGCCGTCTTGTCCCCGAATAAAGAGCGCGCCTTCTTTTGAGCCAGGAGCTTCACGCCGGTTGCGGATGTATCCGGCCATAGCTTACCTCTTCTTTTTAGGTCGCCCTACGTTTGCGGCTGCCGGACGTCCGATGAGCTTGAAATGGCCCCAACGCTCGGACTCTTTGGTTACCAGCTCTGGGGCGAAGCCCGTGGATAGCATGGTGCCGGTTTGCCGGCCGTTTCCAGAGGTGGTGATGGAGACTAGCGTCCCCTGCAGGATATTCTGCGTCTGGTCTTTCCACTCATAGATTCCGCCACAGATCATAGGTGTGCTCATTCTACAACTCCTCCCAAGTCGTCAGTTGACAAACGACGGTTCCAGCGCCGGTTGGTGCGGTAGCCCGTTGCTCTTGTCATAGTGCGTAACACGGGAGTCGATGCGGGGCGAAGGTCGCCGTATCTTTTTGAGAGGGTAAGCAGGAGCTCACCATACCTTTTCTCACTGTACTCCGAGCGCGCCGTCTGTCCCATATTTTCATAGAGGTAGACCATGGCCTTCTCTAGGAGCACATTAACGGCCTCGGCGTGAACAAGTGGAGCGTCTTGGTCGTCAATCAGCTTAGGCGGCCGGGTAACCGCGCGGATTTCAACGGCGTAGCGCTTGTCCGGCTTAGGGTAGAACTGCATGGTCTGATACCCGTGAACGTCCCGTAGGCGCCGACTATAGTCGGGCAAGAATGTGCCGTTGTCGTACCAGATACCACCGTTGTGATGGTCAGCGTTAAACTCTGCAAGAAGGTGAAATGCGTCGTCACTGTCTAACTGGGCGGTTTCGAGGCCAAAAGTTGCTGCCCCGAGCTTGTCGTAGCCCGCCATGAAGGTGTCGATTCTCCGACGGTATACGCGGATGTAAACGCCGCTCTGCGGGACAGACATGCGCGTCACGCTGTCTACAGTCTGTTGAATCATAAAGCCAAGAGCGTAGTTGATGTTAGGCAGAGAGAGCTTGATTGCCGAAATCTTGTCGCCCATCCGCACGTTGGTCATCGCATTTGAAGCCTGTGAGGGCGGGGATTCAAACCTCGGCTCTCGAAAGCGGCTACGGGATGCCGGGTCGCCGTCGCCGTCAGCAGATGTCGACACTGACGGAAATGACTTGGATGCAGAAGACACGTCAATAGTGTCGTAAGGTTGTGCGTAGCCCTTGTAGTGACCCAGTCCTGGCAGTTGAAACTCGACGTCCCTTTTGCCCCAGGTGTAAGTCACCTTGTACTCAAAAGTACCTGCGGGCTCAGGTCCAAGCCACTCTACGTCTACCCCGTCTGAGTCACCTTTAGCGGAAACGACCGTCCCCTTTTCCTTCTGGTCGAAAGTTAGGCTAACAAGCTGAGGGTCGTGACTTAATGTCGGGTTGTCTTGATTATCAGGGTGCTTGGGGTTCGGGACAGACGCAGGCGCGGGAGGCTTTATGCTTGCCTTTAGGGCCGCCTTGGCCACGGGAGCTACACTTGGCCCGCGCATGTGGACGTGCTGCCTGCGAAAGATGACGCGGGGAATACCGCTGGTAACCTGAGCAGGCGGTCCATCGAGCTGAAAGTTTTCAGCCTCTCTCTGTCCTAGGACATCGAGGGGAAAGTTGTTTGTGTTGTCCCGAAGCCTGGCCGAGCTCAAGTTAATAAGGTCATCGGGCAGCGCGTAGGCATCTGTGTAGATGCGGTACTTAAAGCCGTCAATAGCCGTACCTGCCGCGTCGGTGTGTCCGTCTCCGAAGTCTTTGATACTCCAGGGTCGGGCCAATGTAAATCTGTACCGGCCTACGGTTCCGTCCTCAAAAGGAGCGAACCAGATAGAGCGGATTTGATTGCGAAGCACTGTGCCGTCTGCGGCTGTGATCTCAATCATTCGACCATCCCAAGAACGGTCGTACTTCCACTGTGTCAACTTATTATCAGCGACAAGAGCTTGCGCTACAGTGTAAGTAACCTCCCACACCCACGGGTCTTTTAGCCCGGAAGTTGCGGGGGTTGCGCCTCCTACTGCGTTGAATAGACGGCATCGGTCGTGTAGACCGGCGGAGGCGTTACCCTCCAAAGAGGTGACATCCGGCTCGGTAGCCAGATGCACCCTAGACTCGAAGAAGAGAAACGGAGCTTCCAAGGCCAACTGATTGTAGGCCCGGTTGATGAAGCTGTTGACGCGAGATGTCGCCTCAGACGACTGGGTCGGTGCCCAGTCCGCCTGGGCGAACATCGCGTCTCGAATCTCTTTGAGATTCATCTACTAGCCTTGACAGTTGACGTAGCACTTAGGGAGCGCGTCGTCGGCACCATTTTCAAGCGCAAAGCCGAAGCAAGCGTCGGACGCAGCCGCCGTAGTCTCTGCGAAACCTGCATGACCGCCACCATCATCTGCGGGGATTAGCCCTTCGTTGATGTCGATCGTGCCTGGTCCAGCCTTGACAGTACAGATGCCCTTCTTCATGACGAAGCCGTAGCCGTTATCACCGATAGCGTGGACACAAATACCAACCACCATTGCTGGAGGCGCGGCATCAGCACACGGAATCACGTTGATATAGCCAGCGCCTTCGTAAGCCGTTCCGGTGTTGGTCTTACGACCTACGACCATGCCTGTGGTAAGAGCGCCTTCAGCCTTGACGTAAATCCAAGTCTGCATGCCTTCATCCGCGACCGGAGACTCGCGAGTCAACTCAAACCCAAGAGGCATGAGCTGGCTTGCATCATCTGCACCCGCGGTACTTTCATTTGTGACGGTATTGAACGCAATACCTGCTGCTGTGAAACCCATGATAAACTCCTTATGGGGTGCCTGCGCCGGTGACGACGAAGTTGGAACGGAGCTGCGTAGTGTGGATGCCCATCATGAGCACCAACTCGTAGCGGAAGATGTCTTGGTCAGGGATTCGGAACGGTCCACGGAGAGCGAAGTCGCCCTTCGTTTCGCGGCCCGCGTCGTGGCCAAGGGTGAACAGGTGCCAAGTCGGAGTCTTCATTCCGTAGATGATTCCGTCTGCGCCTGCGCCAGTGTTCAGCTTAGCGCTGGTGACGTCGATTGCGTCGTCGAGGTAGAAGTCAGCCTCAAGGAACTTGACGCCTTGACGTACAAGAGCAGGAGCCTTGTCGCCTTCGACTTTGACCACGCGGACTTGGTCGTCCAAGTCGTCGATGTAGTTGAGGTAAGAAGCCTCGTCACCGATCATCAAGTCGACAGGACCAGCAGTCTTGCCTTGACGAGAAGCGGCGAAGTAAGCCTTACGCATTTGGCTACGGCCGTTGACAGCAAAAGACGAGATGTCTTCGTACTGGTTGTTCCAGCCCGCGATTGGCGTCGTTGCGCCTGAGCATGCAAGACCGTGAACAGTCTTGTTTGAAGAAGCCGACAACTGAAGGATGCCGTCACGGGCTGTGCCATCAGGAGTGAAGTCTGCGGTTCCGTTGAGAGTGGCAAAGCCGCCAACACCTTCGCCGTCGCCTGTACCAAGCTGACGAGCGATTCGCTCATGGAAGTCAGACAGGGCCAACTCTGGGTAGTGCTGAAGGATTCGTGCGAGGTCCATCTCGCCGTTGGCCTCAGCCAGGTCCTTGCCGGGAACGTCGAACGCATAGATGAGGCGTGGTGCAACCACGTTTCCTCGGTGGGCGTTCTGAGCGCGACCGCCTGCGATAACTTCAGATCCGGTGTTGACTTGCGTCACAGTACCTGGACCATCAGTCACGACAGCGAACTCTCGCTTCGGACCCTTCAGGGCATCACGGGTAAGGTTCCCGCTGTTCATAACTTTTTCCATCAAGGGGTGAAACTTGACGAACATCTCGCTGTACGAAGGCATAAGCTCATTGAGCGCCGTCGCCAATACGTCGGGTGAAATAGCCATTAGGCTCTCCTGTTAGTTTTTTTCATAGCATTGCGCGCAACGTGATTTCGCCAGTCCTTCAAGGACATTGCGCCTGTATCCGTCGTTTCAACACGCTCTGCTGAGCGGCTGGGGGTTGTGGCCCCGGACGGGATTTTGGCGCCAGGCCGCGGTTGAGGGGTCCGCATTTTCGTACCACGCGCAAGCTTGAGCGCATACGAATCTGGGACGCCATCTACCTTGGCCCCTCTTGCAACCTTAAGCGCTGATTGAGGAAGGCGCGAAGCTTCCGCAGCAGTGTCAAGGTCCCAGCCCTCTTCGAGCAGGTCTGCAAATAAGTTAGATAGGTCGTCGTCATTGAAGATGTCCGTGTTGGACTCCTGGAAAGCCTTGGCGTAACGCTCGGCCTCCAGTTCAATAGACTGTTGTACCCCTTGCTCGTAGATGCGTTTTTCATCTTCAAGGGCGGAGTATTTCGCCGTCAAATCGGCGTGCTTAGTTTCCCACTCTGTATGCTTGGCGGTAAGCTCGGCAACCCGGGGGTCTTCCCGCCCAGAAATCAGAGTCTCATACAGGTTGTGCTGCTGTTTGAGTCGCTGCTGTTGAGCCTGGAGCTCTGACTGATGCCGTGTAGAGTGATAAGAGGTGACCCTGTCCGCCCAGCCCCGGACGGACTCTGGCAACTTATCCGCGGCTCCGTCCCAATCGTCCCAACCAAAATCGTCATGCGAAGGGAAAGAGACGGGGGCGTCATCATCAGGCGCCGTGTCGTCGGAGAGGGAGGGGTCCGAAGCGGCAGGAGCCTCATCGGAAACGGCGTCAACCGGGGCCGAATCAACAGGGGCCTCAACTGCCTCAATCACCGGAGATTCTACCCCCGCCTCAAGATCTTCGTCACTCATAGTTTTCCCCTCTCTTATTCTTGTCGTCTTTCAACGCAAACTTAGCCACCTGGATCCGCATCTTGCCTCGGCCTTTCGGGCTAAGGTCGTTACCCTCATCCACGGGTTCAGGCATCATGCCGGCCATCAAGGACATCGGGTCTGCGGGCATATCCATAGACTCTTCGTCTTCCATGTCAACATCAGGCTCTTCCTCCGGCCCCATGTCTTCCATGTACTCACCTTCGTCGTCGCCCTCCATCGAGGGCTCGGTCATAATAAGGTCGTAGCCTGTTCCTGCAAGAAGCTCGCGTAACTCACCCTCGGATTGAGGGGGAGCTTCATTTAGTTGAGCGATCAAATCTTGCATCATAGGCATAGGCACCTCATAGAGTCTTTAGTGGACATAGATTTTCTTGTCAACCCTGCCGGCAAGTTTATCCTTCTCTTTTCTGCGTCGAGTCTTTTTATCCTCAAGGTCCCGGTAGCCCCCTTTTCGAGCGCGGGCCTCGGCTTTTTCGGCGGCCATGTCCCTGTGTTTGCGCCAGGCGGTTGAATCTGAAGACACAATAGCGCAATCAGGGTTCTCGCGCTGGTACTTCCGCCACTCTGAGCCTGACTCGAATGTACGCCCTACTTGCCCCACGACCAGAGGTTTTGATGGCATCGGCCCGATGAGAGCGACATCGCCGATAACTGTGGTCATTAGCGCGCCGCACTCAGGACACGTTGTTTTGCCGTGGTCAGACAAAGGGACGTAAATGTCATTGAAGTAACCGCACCCATCGGGGCACTTGAAGTCATACATAGGCATCAGTCACCCACCTCTTTTTGAGCAGCGGTATGCGCTTGCTTAAAGGTTTTACCTTTAGCCATCATGTCCCGCATCATCTTCATATGCTTGGAGCTATGGTGCTCCGAGTGCTTTTTAAGCATGGCTTCTTGAGCGGCTTTTAACTTGTTGGGCATGTTTGGCATCAGTACGCCGCCTTTTTCTTAGGCTTCTTCTTACGCTTCGCTTTTGGCGCCCCAGACGTTTTGCCGTCTATCTCTAAGTTTGTCTGACCTTTGTTGTGGCCATTGAAAGCTTTAGAGGCGGCTTTTTTTGTGCTGGGCATCTTCATTGCTTCTTCCTTTTTTTAAAAAGCGGAGCGACAATGCGGAGCACAGTCGCTGCAATATCAAGGATTTTTTTGATGGGGACGCGCATCAGTCGTCAAAAGGAGCCGCGACATTTTTGACGGGGCGCGCAGGGCTTTTTGATGCAGGCTTTGTTGCCGCGTCTTTATCAAAATCTTGCTGCACAACCTTTGCGCGTGGGGGCTGGACGCGGGATTTTGAACGAGTACGCTCTTTTGCGGCTCTGCCTGCCTTCTCTTCATCCCGGGCTTCCTTCTGCTTCTTGTAAGCTTTAGCCGGTGCCTTTTTCGGGGTACCTCGACGGGTGCCCTTGGCCTTGGCGCTTTGCTCTTCTTCCTCTTCTTCCTCAGAAAACGTCCCTTTGGGACCGTGGATTTTCGCAAGCGCGTTACGCGCAACTTCTTCTAGCGACTTGTCAGTGCCGAGGCTTCTATACTTAAATGCCATGGTATTCTCCTAAACAGGCAGCCCTGGGCCGCCTCCTGGTAGTGGGATTTGTGGAGGTTCTTCTACGCCGGTGGGCATTCCGCCGCCCGCCGCAGCGTCAGTTCCGAGAGGGGGCATTCCTGGGGCAGCTCCGGGAGGTAATCCGGGAGGCATGCCAGGCATGCCAGGTGGGGCGGCTGGCTGCTCGGGCGGCGTGTCCTGCATCAGGTCCTGCATTCCGAGCAAGTCCAATAGTTTGCCTACCAACTTTTCTTTGTTCACATTAGGTGACTCAAGCAAGAGAGGTAGGTACTGCTGGAACTTTTGAAGCTGAATCAACTTGTGGTTCTCCGTAGGTGAGTACGGAAGGGCGTCGTAGTCAAAGTCTAGAGGTGCCTCTGTGGGGTCACGCTCTGGTCGAAGCATTAAGCTTTCGCGAGAGGCCTCAAGAACTTCACGGCTGCCGGTAAGTCTTACGGGGAGCTCGGTGTCTGGGTCAAGAAACTCTTCGTAAAGCCCGATGATGCGTTCAGCCGCCAGATTGACTAAGTCTTCAATCTGCTTAATGCGTCGGCCATTTCGTGTCCGAGTAGCGGTGTCCGCCAGCGCGACCTCTGTAGCGACGTCGGCTACACCTACAACGCCTCGGCTGTACTGCGGGATGCCTAGAATAAACTCGATGACATTGTTGCAGCGATTTCGCATGTCTGTAAACGCGGGAGAAAAAGACGGGACGGGTGTTTGCCCGATGATGTCCCCCAGCGGAGCGTTGGCTTTACCTTGCACGGAAATCATAGTTCCGGGCTGGTTGGCGTCCTGGAGAGCGGTCATGATCGCTTCCGGGTTATCGGCCAGGGCCGTATTCACCAGCATGACAGGCGTAGACGTGTGAGCGTGCCAAAGCTCCAAGGTGTCAATCTCGTTTAGCCGCTGCTGGAGAGACTGAACAAGCTTGACGTCAGACAGGCCGGCAAGGTCCGTCATGTTCTCGTTGAACGTAATGTGGATGAACGGGTTGCGAATGTACCTGTAAGGGAGCTCACCCTCAAAAAGCGGCTCCTCCACATCCTCTAGGAAGTGGAAGTACCTGCCGGCACCTTGAAAGTCATACACCTCGTAGACGGTCACCCATTGGTAGACGTTGCGTGAAGCCTCGTTGACGTAGCTTTTGTTGCGCGCTTGGTCCTTAAGGAACGTCGGATAGCCGCCGAAGACCGCCTTCTCGGAGACCTTCTTGTTGTACATCGCGCCTTTCCGGCCCTGCTTCTTCGTCCGCGCCTTAAACTCAGCACGGGTAAGCACCGTGACTTCGATGAGGTAACGTATGTCTCGAAACTTTGCGGCTGACATATCAAAGAAGACAAAGCGGGGGTCAATGGTAAAGACCTCCGGGCTTGACTTGTTAAAGTTCCACACAACCTTCATAAAAGACCGACCGCAGATTGACGTGCTGGTGGCAGTCTTCCAAAGAAGAGAGTGTAGGTTGTTACGCTTAAAGGCATCATTGATAAGCGCCTCGCGGAACTTAGCGGCCCCTTTGAGCTTCTCTCGTCGAGCCGTCACAGTGACTTGCGGGTTCTGCGGGCAGATGTTGGCAATCATCGTGTCGATGAAAGCGTAGGGGTAGTTTGTCTCAAAGTTGACATCTTCAGCAGCATTGGCGACGCCAATGGGCTGAGAGCCGGTTGGACCCTCCGCGCCTTGGTTCCAATACTCTGACATGTACCAAGAGCGCCATCGGTCCCAGTCTTGCCTTTCGGACTTAGACTTAGACTTGTGCGTCCTGATGATGCCCTGGACTTGTTTACCCGTTAGCGCCATCGTTACTACCCCTCCTCGAACCCTGGGCCGGTGCCCATAGTTTCGAGGGTATCCTCCGTCTTGTCTTTCGTCGATCTTTTAGCTTCACTTCGGGCTTTTTTGTCCCTCTTAATGCCGAGGTTTAGCTCTCGCCGCGCGTTTCTTTTGTTAATAATGTCCTGGCTAATCTTCGCTACTTCCTGAGCGGGAGTAATGACGCCTCCACGCTGGCCTGCGGCATCAGCCGTTCTTTGTCGGACAGGAGTTGCTGTCCCAGACTTAGACTCGTCATCGGCAGCATCTACGGTAGCGTCTGAGCCGGGGGTTTTTGGGGCCGCGGCTTCTGCTTGTGCGCTAGGTGGTGCGGCCTTGGTTTCAAACATGCCTTTTTGCGCTTCTGCTGAGGCTGTGCGGTCGGCTGAAAGCTGCTCAGCAACTCCGGGGTCATTGGCTCCACTGGCTCTTGCCTTCTCCCGCGAAAGAAGGTCAGCTCCCCGTCGATTTTTAAGGTAGTGCGCGAACTGCGCCGCGTTCATGCCCTTCCTGTCCATCGCGGAGATATAGTTTTGGTTACTCAATAGAGGGTCAAAGTTATTTGACATAAGCATATAGTCAAGCGCCTGCGAGACCTCGTCCTCTAGAATCGCGTCTGCCGCCATGGCATCGTTGAGTGACATCCCTGTCTGGACAACGAACACATCTGCGACGGTCGGGTTTTTCGGTAGCTGCGCGAGTTGTTGTGACGTCAGTCCCTGCTTGGCAATGTTGACAAGCTGCCCTCTCATGCCGGCGCTGCCAGACAGGGCGTCGATGCGCTCAAGCGCTTCTTCCTGCAAGTTGTGCCACTGCTGATACTTCTGCAAGTCTTGCTTGTTGAGGCCGTTAAACTTAACGGGGAGGTCTTGGGCCTCTACGCGTGCCGCCCTGTATTTGCCCCAGGATCTGGTACCTCTTACCTGCTCTGGCATCTTTGCGTCGAAGCCCATATCTTCAAGTTCGCTAATGTGATCGGGGGTTAGCGGGTATTGAGTCGTAATCGCTCCCTCAGGATCCTTTTGAACATCTTCTGTAAAGTTGGCCGTCCAGCTATTCCCCCCTGGGGGTATGTTCATGCCCTCTTGGACGTAACGCGCGAACTCGTCTATCTCAAAAATAGAGTCAAGGTCATTTGCCATCAGCGACTCCAGAGGCTCAGGGCCGCCCCGTCCTTGTGACTGTATCTTAAGATACTTGTAGGCCGCCTTACGAGCGTTTTCACTAGCAGCCTGCTCTGTCTTAGGCTTGCTGATGCCCTTGATGGCAGAGTTTGCCAAGCTGACGGTCTGCTTGGCCTGCTCTAGCTTGGCTTGATTTTCAGCATTTAGAGACCCGCCTGCTTGACCCGCGAGGTTGTCCATGTACGTCTGGAGCCGCTCCGAATAAGCGGTTCGGTTTTGAAAAGTATCTTGCTTCAGGTCTTCTTCGTAGCCTTCACGACGAGCGGCCTCGTTCGCAAGCCGCTGCTGCTTTACCGTAAGGCCGGGGTCGCGTCCAACGTAATAGTCAAGGGTCCGCGCAAGCACGTTCTTGAGCAGGTAGTCTGCGGCAAGCTTGCCTTTTGCGGCCCTTTTGCGGCCGTCAATGTCCCCAGCCACCTCGCCGATCAAAGCGTTTTTTTCTTCGTCGGACAAGTCTGAGACTTTGCGCTCTTCAGCCATTAGCTACACCTTAGGTTTCGGGTCAAAGTCTACGTCTTTCAAAAGGTCAGACGCATTAGCGGCTAAGGCTTGCTGAAGCTTCGGGTCCATACCTTGCTTCGCTGCCCCTTGTCCTGACCCCACAAAGGCATCGAATCTGCGCTGCCCTTCCTCACGGATTCGATCACGGGCCATTTGCGCGATGTCGCCACGGTCTTTTACAGTGCCCTCTTCGAACGCTGTGGCTGCCTGGAGGGCTGCGTCGGCGGTGCCTTGGCTGCCGCGGAGTGCTCCGAGTCCGAGCTGCTGGTTAAGTTGATTGGCGGCTTGTTGACGCACGCCTTGAAGAGCTCTCGCTGTGCCGGCTTGAGCGCGCGCGTCTACCCCGGCAGCCTTAAAAGGGTCGTCCTTAAACTCACGAAGCTGCTTGGCCGTCATGCCGGCGATAACGTCTGCTCGGTTGGCGGTGCCGTACTCGGCCTTAAGGCGCAAATCTTCTGCTTTCGCTGACTTGCCTCGCTTATCCAACTGGTCTGCCCTGGCCCCGAGGCGGGTCTTCCGGTCTTGGGGCTCTGCTGGAGTTTGTGTTGATGGCGAGCCCGTCATTGCACTGCTGACGTTGCTCAAGTTCTGCATAGTCTCTAAAAAGTCGGCCATGTCTACCTCAATCGTCCTGCGCTTTGAAGAACATAAACTTCATCGAGCGAGCTCGGATACGCGTTTGGTGTACCTCAGGAGTCTGTAACACTCTCAAAGAAGCGGAGTGGAATCCTTTTTTAAGCGGGGTCGACGTGCCTTCGCTTGACTTGGTAAGCGGCAGCCATTGATGACCCGACCAGTAGCGGCTTTTGTAGCGGTCTCTAAGGTAGTTTTTGTCACGTTGAGCGGTCCCGCTAGTGTTGTCCACAGGAAACTGTGTGCGAAGCACTCTTCGGACATTGCAGTGGTCTGTCCCGAGGCTAGCCCCGTCTACGAATAGGCGGACATCTGAGCACGGGCTGCCCTCCTGGCCGCCATCGCCGACCCAAGTAACCTGCCAAGTAAGAAGAACGTAGGCTTTGTACGGAAGGTAGAACTGGATCGATGCCCCGGGTATGGCGATGAACTCGCCATCGTCAGCACTTTGAGGCGACGCAACACCTGCATACACGCCCTGAGTTGCGTAGTCGGTACTTCCGTCAGAGCTCTCTTCTAGCTTGTGGGTAAAGTAGTCCAGGCTGCAAGTGCCCGCGGTCATCCCTCCGCCCGACGTAGCTCCCTTCTGGAGGTACGGGTGACGGACTACCCGGCGGCCGACGCTTGAAAGATTTAGTGCGTCAAGATTTCCGTTCAGGGCTGACGTCGACATCGTATACAGACTATTGAAGACAGACTCACCTGAGGGGGCTGTGCCATCTGTTAAGTCTGAAAAAGTAAGAAGTGGCAAAGCTAACCCCGCGTAGACCTTTTGTATTCAGCAAGGTCAGGGTTGGCAATATCTTCACCAGCCTCTTCATCAAAGATGTCGCGCTGAGTCGAGAGGTCCCCGCTAAGCTTACGCTTAAAAAGCGCTTTAACTAGCTTGTTTACATCGGCGACGGGGGCGGAGCTTTTGCGTTGCGCGTCTGTCTGAGCCATTATTTTCTCCTAGAAGGGTAGCGGCTTCTACGCCACTTGGTTTTAGACTCTGACTTTACGCCTTTTTTGCGGTAGGCCTCTACCTCAGAATACTTCATATCCTTAAACAAGAGCACGTTCTCCAGTCCTTTAGGTGTTCCCTTACGGTATCTGCGGGGACACATCCTCGCCGCAAGACACGCGATCTGAAGCGCTGAAATCTTATCCCAGTGGTGACGGTCGCGCCGTTTGCCTGTCTTGCCTGAGTGCAGCATTTCTGAGACAGCGCTTCGTTCGGTGCGCTTGTCTTCACGGTAAGAGCCTAGCTGCCCGACCGTGTCTTCATCGCGCAAGATGAGCTCGTCCTTCAGGGCGTCCTGAAGATACGAAAGCATCATCGTTACAGACTTGGCGGTAGCAGCGATTCCAGGCTTGTAGGGCTTCTCGTAGTAGAGATTTGAATAGCCCAGCTCCTCAAGTAGAGCCAGAGTAGCAACACCAACCCCGTTACTCTCCACAGCCACAAGCGCATTGTTGTACTTCTTTCCAACCTCATTGATTTTCTTCGCAAATACGACGGGGTCAGTGACGCCTCCGTATGCTGCGACTTGGGTCCATTCTCCATCGTACACCTTCAGCACTTGAAATGCAGCATGATCGCGAGCAGCATAACCCGCAGGGTCAACCCCAATCGCGTAGACCGCCCCGGCCTCTGGCTTTTCGTACTCCATGTAGGGTCCGTTCCAAGGGACAAGAAAAGAATCTTGGTGTCTTTTTAACAGCGTGCTGTGAAAGACTGAGCCGATAGACGCAATCCAACAGCTAATGTCATCGAACGGGTAGTACACCCGAAAGAGGTCGGGGTTGCGGCGAATCTCCGCATCTGTTTCAATCATAAGGCGTCGGAACTGTAGGTTGTCTTTCTCCAGCCCAAGGTGGCTGTACTTTTCTACAAGCTTGATTTCTTCCAGCGTTAGCTTCTGACCCTTCGGCCAGGGCCTTCGGTTCAAGACACCATCCCAGAAAGGGAAGAACGCATAGGCCCAACGGCCCCGCCCTTGCTTGGCGTCGCGACAGTGGTCTCGCCACCACTCCGCGGAAGGCTCGCTCATTGGCGAAGGCGTAGACTCTAATAGCACCTGGGAGTGGTCTCGGTTAATCATCGAAGGGTAGATCATCGAGAACTGGTGACCCGCATTACGCCAGTACGGGAGCTCTGACCCGTGAAAGCTGTCAGGCGACTGGCCAATACCGACCGCGCCTGACTCGCCAGACAGGACACGCATCTTGCCCCCGTGCTGAAAGGTCAACTGCCGAACCTCTCGGTTTGGGACAGTGGCAGAGCGGACAGGCTCGGGCCATCGGCTATGCGTCAAGTGAATGCGGCGGTGCAGGTACTCGGCCCGGTCGCGGTTGTCCGCAATACAGACGTGATCGTGACCTGGTGTGTAGGCGGCCTTAACGTACCCACAAAGCTCTGAGGTAAGGCTCTTGCCCGCCTGACGGTATCCGAGGAGGGTAAGCCACTTGGTCTGCCCTAAAGGCGTCAGAGGGGGCTCTGAGTAGTACGATACGACCGTCTCCTGGAGCCTACCTGTGATTGCAAACGGGTTGAATAGATTTTCTTGACCTGTCTTCTGGTCAATAATCTTAGCGTAGGCCCGGAGGCTGATGGCCGGGTCGCATAAAGCTTCAAGCGCCTCTCCCTCAAAAGGACTGCTCATTTCATGCTCTTCTTGCCCTTGCACTTCCAGCGCTTGCGCGACAGGTTGTTAGGGGTGTTGGGGTCGTTCCGCTTCTCCGCTGAGAGGCCCTTCTTGATGCCTGCAGATCGAGCGCAGTAGGAGTCACCCTTAGACGTGCCAGGCTTCACTCGGGGACCGCCGCCTTTTGCCTTGCCTGCTTGGCCGTAGGACACCTTCTTGCCGGACGCAGTACGCTTGACTCGCGCCTTGCCCTTGCGGGGCTTAAGGGCGTTTCGAGCGGCCGTGCGGGTTTTGCTGCGTAAGGATGCCATGGTTACCTTTTCTTGCCCTTATGTAACCCATGCTTCGCGTGTTGCTTACCCGCCTTGCGTGCTCGCCGCTTAACCGCGTTAGCCTTGGCAAGCTTTTCACTGCCACGAAGAGCGTCGATAGTTTTCTTAGGCGCGTACACCTCTCCGGTGTCTTTACTCCGCTTGCCTGAGGCTGTTGTCCAGTCTTGATCTCCCCAGCGCTTAAGGGATTTTTGTGTCTCTTTCACTTGTACCCTCCGCCTTTCTCCTTGTATCTCTTGGCAAGCATCTGGGCTTTACGGGCAGACCACTGGCCGGGAGCTCCGCCTTTGCCGCCTGCTTTAATCGATGCAAACAGGCGCTTGCGCATCAAGGGTTTTGTGTAGTTACCGGCCTCATTAACTTTGCTTTTCTTTTCAGCCATCGTACTTCTTCCGGTTGGTTTTTTGGCTGACGGTACGCAGGTTGTCTTTGCCGTTGCCGCCGCCCTTGCTCAAAGGCTTCTTGTGGTCTACCTCACGAGCGTCACCTACATTCAGCCCTACCTTGCGGCGAGCTCGGTTGCGTGTAGCACGCATTGCGCGCTGCTTAGGGGTTCCGTGGTACTCATCGTACTCTTTACGGTAGTCCCTCGCCATTATTCAGGCTCTTCTCCACCATACGTCAACTGGTCCCCTGGGATGCGGCTACGACGGAGCGTCTCCGCAACTTTGGGGTCAGTCTTGGCCATTTCCTCCATGACCTTTTCGTTGGCTTCAAGCTTGAGCCTCATTGCCTCTGCAAACATTAGCATATCGTTCTGGTCCATTCTGCCCTCCTAGTCTTCCGATAACACATCGCGGGCAACTTGTTTAACATCCGGCAGGGCTTTTGGCTCTGTGAGTACATCGTCTGCCACATTATGAACGAGCCCTTCGTAGGGGATGTCGCTGAAATCAACGCCGCGGTCGGCCAGGTACTTTGCGCCGCCTTCAGGGAAGGAGTATGAGATTTGCTTGCCGCCTACACTCCGGTAAAGCTTCTGCTCAAAATACCACAGAACCGCCTGCGCTTGGTAGCCCTTCAGGCCTGTTGCTTCGCCGACTTCATTAAAGAGCCGCTTGAGCATCTGACGCTCTCGATCGCTCGTCGGAGCCTCTACGGTCATCTCTGTTTTTTTACGAGGGTGCAGTTTGACAACGCGATTTTTAAGGTAGCGTTTGTAGGCGCGGGAGTTTTTAGCGTAAGCTTCTGGCCTAAACCCTTTAGGGTCAACCCCTAGCGCTTTAGCTGTGGCCTCCATATCAATAAGCATACTGTCGCCCATGTGACGACGGACAGTTCGAATGGCCCAGATGTCTCCGGTAACGTCGTATAGCCCGTTGATGTTCTTCATGAACGGACCAACTTTTGGACCAAACGCATCCGCGCCCAATACCAGGTCGTCAAGATTCCCCACGTCTTTTACAGCGGTATTGTCCGCGTAAATCATGGCTTTAATCTCGTCGGCATTAAACTTTTTACCATCCGCCGGAATGTAGCCATGCGTGGCAGCGATGTCTTGAATCTCTTCAGGAGTTAGATTGCCATACTTTTTGCGAGCCCACTTGGCGTAGGCTTGCTTTTCCCCGTTGAGCGAACGCACGGTGTGAGGGGACAGCATCCACTTTGCTGTCTCTTTCTCACCCTTGGTAGCTAGTAGGTAGTCTAACCAGCGAAGGCCTCGAAGGTTGCCTTGGCCGTAGCGTTTACCACCAGGTACTGGAGGCTGAAGTCGCTGGAAGCCAGAGATTGTGCCTGTTTGTTTGTAGGCCTCGTAGGCCTCCATAGCAATCTGCCAGTTACGTTTTGCGTTTTGGCCTGGGGACTGAATGGCGGCGATGGCGCTCAAGATTACACGGTGAGGCTCGCTGTACTCCATCTCTTCAAACTGCTTGGCGGCCATTGCAAAGGCGTGACGCACGCTCTCGTCGTACCACTCCTTACCTGACTTGGCCCCTGACATCTGAAACTCAAGTTCTTCAATCATCCGAGCTTTGATCGTGTCGAAGTCTTTAGGGTTGTCGTAGGGGTTAAACATGCGCTTCGATTCTCGAAGATGCTTTTGTTCAAAATGATCGGCGATTGCTCTAACGGAGCCGTCTTTTGCAACTACTACCCGGTTGTTCTTCGGCCCTCGAACAAGAGCTTCGGCCTGCTCAGTATCGCGGATGGCTGTCAAAGCGGGAGAGGTGGCTTCCTCCACGAGCTCTCGTTGCGACCGCGTCCCAAAGGCCTCATCGACAGGGCGTCTAGGCTCAAGGAGGTCTTCGTATTCGGCTAGAACTCTTTCTGGTACGGGTCGGCCTTCTTCGATGGCTTTGTCTACCGCCATTGAATGTTGCTGCCGCAGCATCTTCTCGTGTTGGTCGGGAGAGCTCGTATACATTCGGCCGTCTCGCTGAGCAAGTTCGGCGTACTGTTGAGCGTACTCGTCGTAAGTTTGCTCGTAAGGCTGTACGTCAAGGACGCGGTCTTTAAACTCGGCCGCGCCTCCTCTGCGCGTCGCAATGGCTGCCGCGCGCTCGGTAAGGCTCATAGGGGGAGTTGGTGCCACATTACGGGACTCGCCCATAAGGCGGCCCGCTGAAGGCAGGTTGGCCAGGTCAGCAACTTGGACAGCCTCTTCTAGCACCTCAGGACCCTGCGAAAGACTTAAAGGCGTTTGGTAAGTACCGTCTGACTTCTTAAGTTTGTTGAGGCCTCGGATAATGGGAGCGCGGTCATCTAGATTGAGTGAGCCCTTTAGAGTAGAGACCGTTTCGTCAATCCAGGAGGACATCCTGGCTGTTATTCCTGACTGAGCCGCGTGGCGGCTTTGGAGAAGGGTCTCTCCATTAACAGCCCAGAACTCGCTAGGGTCGGTAAGAGAGTATAAAAACTTATGGCGGCCTGCCGGGTCAGAGCCTCGCTTGTACAGCCCGTTTCTTAGTACCCACCTTAAAGCTTCGCCGCCGTCATCTGCGGCCGATATTAAAGCACCGTGCAGCTCAGGCTGGTCCACAGGACTGACGTCCCTGGCGGCCGACTTTGTTGACTGAGCCCATGTCCCTCGAATCCACTGACGGACATCGCCTGGCAGCATTCTTTCTGTAACGTGCAAAAGCTCGTGAGGAACCGTGTCTGTCGCATCAGCGCGTCTTAAGGCATCGTGATAAATCTCGACGGCGTTTGATTCAGGGTAAAAAACCCCTGTTGTGTTGGGCATATCTGACGGCTGCTTCTTAACGGAGAGAGCTGTGCCATCAAAAAGATTAGGGTTGTCTCTAACGTAATCAAGACCAACGTCCGTGTCCCCAGAGCTTAGTTTGCCTGTACGCTTGTTTTGATGCAGCTTTTCTTGGATAATGTCGGCGCCACGCACAGGAGCAACGCGATAATCTAGATCTTTGATGCGCCCTTTCTGCTGCTTCAGCATCTTAGCTTCGGCATCTAGCTGGCGAAGGATGCTTGCAATCGCCTCAGCGGTTACCTCGCCGTTATCATACCTCTTAAGGTATTCTTCCCTAACCTGTTGGTTTCTGGTAAGAGCTGTATCTAGCTGCTCCCTAAGCATCACAGCGTCTGCCGCCATCGAGCCTTCCACTCTTTGGGCAACTCCGCGCGGAGTGACTCTGGTCTCTCGGTCGACTGTTGTACCCCTGTCGGTGTACCCGCGCTTAATCAGATCATCTTCTCTAGCCATCGCGGCTTTGTCGATAGGCTTGCGGAGTGATTTAACACC